CGTCTATCTTCTAGATAGCCACTATAGTCATTGTCTACTGTAAAGATAGGTATACGAATACTAGCACCCCTATCACTAATCCCATAGCTAAACTTCTTAATAGATTGTGTTTCATGTTTACCTGTCAACCTCTGGTCATTATCTGAACCATATAAGCCCATAGCCTCTTGATGTTTCGCCTTTAACTTCTCACAAAGGGTCTGATGTAAATACAACGAACCACGATTTCTCATCTCATCATTAGAAAAATTAGTATGCATACCTGAACCATTCCAATCACCCTTCTGTGGTTTCGGTGCAAAATTAATTGTTACATCATGTTTCTCTGCAATCTTCTGTAAAATATATCTAGACATCCACATATCATCACCGGCTCTAACACCAGCACCAAGAACTTGATACTCCCATTGTCCTAATGCAACTTCAGCATTTGTACCAGTAATACCAATATCAGCATTCATGCAAGCCTCGGTGTGTCTGTCTACAATCTCACGCCCCACTACATTACCTTCACCAACACCACAGTAGTAATCACCTTGTGGTCGTGGCTTACCTTTCTCAGGCCAACCTAAAGGCCGACCATCTTTATACATAAAATATTCCTGTTCAAAACCAAACCACCATTCACTACTGATTAAATTTTGACAATGTGTTCTTGTATTAGATTTATGTGGTTCATGGTCAGCACTCAACACCTCACACATTACATAAGTACCACCCAATCCTGGTTGTGTTCTTGTTGCATCTGCTCGAATACGGTCTATCGTATGATACTCTGCAACGGGATTCAATATACAATCAGACTCACCACCTGTGGCCTGTTGTGTAGATGAACCATCAAATGCCCACACATCAGCGTGATCATTTATCTTTACTTTACTTCTTAGTGACTGTGTAGGTCTGTAACCATCTAACCATACATATTCAAATTTTTCTGTCATATCAAGTCCCTACCTTCTTAACATATTTCCAACATTCAGTTCCTTCAGGCCAATTCTGATTTTCTCTTTCGTGATACCACTGCCAATCACCTTCACCATTCTCAGCTAACCAACCCTGCATAGTATCATGCATAACAACTTTTACAGCAACGTGTTCTCCAGTTTTTTCATTCTCCAACACAATTTGTTGGCCTCGACGATATATCATTCCTGATTTACCCAAACCATGCTCCCCTATAATTTCTACAATATTCATAAAAAGGTTTCAAACAAAAAATTTCTCGCCGCTTTCCGACCCCTATCTTTTGTTTGAAAAGTCAATTTTGACCATAGTAAAAAGAGGGCAGGAGGAAGGAAGGACTTGGGTTCACCTTCAACCGACACCAGCAAACTACCGTTCTGATAGTTTCGTCGGAACTGTGTCCCGGTCTGTCGACCGATGTGACACCATCGGGTTTCCCCTAGGCGCCTGAGTACCATCTCTGACACACAACATTATCTCCGCTTGCTAGGGAGATTATTATGTCAACTTCCTCCCCCAACCGTGTGCCCACAGTCGGGTGCCTTTTTTCATTCTGCTGTGCCTTTTCTCCACTTATAATCAGTTTTACTACTTCTATATTTCTTTTGATTATACTTGTTCACAAGTTCATCAGTTAATTCTTGTAGTCTAGGCACACAAATATCATTTGTCCACCGGACTAACTCTGCGTTATCATACTCCAGAGATTTAATCTTCTTATCTGCCTCTTCCAGTTTATGGGAAAGATGTGCAATTCTACGCCGTGCTTCATCAATATAAGATTCTTTTTGTACTTCACTCATTACTTAACTCCGTCGCCTTTTCTAATAACATCTGTTTACATTTAACTATATCAGCTTTTACAAATGGTTCGTATCTTTCAATTAATCTACTCACCTTTGGCCAAATATAATTCTCATCAATTTCTTTATCAAATCTCTTTCTATAACGCAAAAGTCTTTCTAATATTACCAAAGTTTCTAATGTAATCTTTTTAGATAGATATGCCTTTAGTAACTTTGGATGATTTCCTTTATCACAATTAAATATTATATCAAATTCTGACTCTAATGTCAATAGTTTTTCTGCATCATTGATAAAATTATATTCTATACTCTGACTACGACTACTCCACTCTTTCCATATTTTATCATCGAACTCTGATATCCATTCTTTACCAGCTGTAAGATTAGCCACATAATAATCTACAGTATTAATATTTTTTCTTACTAATCTTTTAAAAAATCTCTTATCAGTCCTTTTATCAAAACTTTCTGGTGTTGCATTATGCTTACCCTTATATTTAAAATAATCGTAATGATCTGTAGTAAAATGAAGCTTGAGTGCCAAGAACTGGCAATACGCTTCAAACTCTGTCATAAAGGTAACTGGGCAGTTTTAGGTAGGTAATTTAACTTCTCGGCATCCATCTGGATCTTTTCTTTCAAACACTTATCAATCCATTTAGTTACCGAGGCGGGTTCAAGCATATTCTGTTCACAATAATAGATAATTGCTTCCATATGTGTAAGGTTCTTAGTCCTTACAAGCTCATCAATTAGAATAGCAAATCTCTTTGTTGTAACTTTCTGTTCTACCATAATATAATCCTCATCAATTAAGCGGGGCGGCTTGAATAACAAGGCGCCGCCCCAAACCCCGGAGAACATTACGCAGCTAGCGCATAATCCTCAAAGTAAAAGTCATCATTGGCTTTTATATTTTTGTGTCAGATTCCTCGGAAGCATCTTCGTCCGTACGTCGATCCTGATTCACCCCCCTTAATTCGGTGTTTCTTTCATCGGGAACTGTACCCCAACCTATGGATCTACTCCATTCACTTGGGGTATAGTAATAATTTGGTGGCTTATTAGTAACTCCATGTACATTCGTACCAACAAGCCCCATCTTATGTTCCTCATCTATCTTCCGCATCGCCTGATGGAATTCAAAAATTCCATCGTAGGCACTTCGGGTATTGGTGGAGGTGGCCGGTTCTGCCCCGGCGTCCGTCCCGTCTACTAATGATTCGTCATCAGTATCTTTCACATAGTTATTTATCTAAATCTAAATTCAGATAAAATTCATCCATTATCTCCTCTAATTGTGGTAAATAATCAGCAGTTTTCTTTTCATAAATCTGCACTGTACCATTTTCAGCTACCATAAGAATAACAATATCATCTACTGCTCTACCTGTATGCTCTTCAAACATCGTAGCATATGCAGCACACTGGATAAAATAATCTTCTATCCATTCTTCTTTCTTTTCAGTAGTAGTAGTCTTAAAGTCTACGATAGATAGCTTACCATTATACTCACCTACAAAGTCACAACGTCCAGCCACCTTATACTTGGGTGAGTGCATCGACTGCTCTTGCAACACAACAACATCAATAGTATTATGGAGTGTAGATTTAATCTCATTAAACATACACCAGGCTAAAAAATGTTCTGCCTTATAATCACTGATGTCTGTGTTCTTTAAATAGTTTTCAACTATATTATGAAACACTGTTCCTCTACGAGCTGCCTTACCAGAAATCATCCTGGCCTGTTCATCACCTACTCTATCTCGCCATCGTTGTAGCCCTTCTTGTTTCCCAGGCCGTTTACCTAGTACCGTGGTGATACTAGGATACTTGAGGCCATCTGGTGCCTCATAGAACCGCATCCCATGGAGTTTATGTACAGCTAACTCCGGGAAAGGTTCATAACCATTTTCATGTATAAATTGCATAATATATTACCAAGTATAGTTAATCTTAAACATAAATTTTGTATCTCTGTAATCTTCCATGTCTATTGTGCGTGTGACATTTCGACCATGTTTGTTATCATAAGATACGCTCATAGAACCATCAACTGGCTGTAGGTCTTGACTGACACTAAACTGCCAGTTCAGCCTATCATTCACTGCCACCTTCATGCCTGTTTCAAATGCAAGAGATGTAACTGTATCAGACATCTTCACGATGCCACCAGCTGCCTCACCTTTTGATACTGCCATAGTTGTTGATCCAAAAAATATTCCATAATCTTTTTTAACTGTACTAGATATTGTATCATACTTTCCCACGCCTGTCGAGCCTAAAAAGCCATTTTCTTTAACAAAAGTTAAAGTAAGCCAATCTTCAGGC